GATGACACCTGCAATCCCGAAGTCAAGCGGGCGGTGGTGCAGTTTGCGGCCGAGCGGCATCGCCGCGTCGATTGGCACAACGACGGCCTGCGGGAATCGGCGGTGCTGACGTGAAGATCGCCGTCTACGCTCTAGCGAAGAACGAAGCGAAGCACGCTCTGGCGTGGGCGGAATCCTGCGCCGACGCCGACGTGCGGATTGTGACCGACACCGGGAGCACCGACGGCACGAAGGGCATCCTGCAGCAGCTTGGCGTGACGGTCGTGACCGGTTACGTGGTCCCGTGGCGGTGGGATGACGCTCACAACCTCTCGATGAACCACGTGCCGCCCGATGTCGATGTCTGCGTGCGGCTCGACCTCGACGAGCGGTTGCAGCCCGGATGGCGGGAAGCCATCGAAAAGGCGTGGGCACCGGAGATCAACAACCTTCGCTACAAGTACGTCTGGTCGTTCAAGCCCGACGGCTCCGAGGGCCTCGTCTTCATGAGCGACCGCGTCCACTCTCGGCAGGGCTTCCGTTGGACGGCGGCGACGCACGAAGGGCTTGTGTGCTGGACGGGCGAAAAGCGGCAGCGGGTGGCCGACGGGCTCGTCATCCACCATCACCGCGACCAAGGCAAGAAGCACACGACCGACCTGCGGCTGCTTGAGGTGGCGGTCCGCGAGGCACCGCACGACGCCCGCACGAAGTGGTACTACGCCCGCGAGCTCGACTACGCAGGAAAGCCCGAGGCGGCGGCAGAGTTTGCGGCCTACCTGCGGATGCCGGGCGGGCAGGTCACCGAGCGGGCCTACGCCATGCGTCGCCTGTACGCGCTGACGGGCGAGGAGATCCACTTGCACCGGGCGGCCGCCGAGGCCGAAAACGAGCCCGACGCTTGGGAGCGGCTCGCGTTGGTCCGCTACCACCAGAAGAACTGGGTCGAGTGCCTCGCGTTCGCCGAGAGCGCCATCGACTGCACCGAAATCGGTACACACGCCACCGACCCTGACGCCATTGGGCGAGCGTATGACTTGGCAAGCGTGGCCGCGTGGGAACTCGACCAGCGGCCACAGGCCCTGCTGTATGGCGAGGCTGCTATGGAAAGATTGCCCGCAGACGAGCGGATTCGGGCGAACGTCGCCGCGATGCGTCAGATACTCGCACACACGCAAGCAGCCTAATGGCATACCTGCGAGAGATTGCCGACGCACTCGCCGACAGCCTGGATTCGGTCGCCTGGACTCCCGAGACCACGGCGGTATACCGCCGCAACTGGGCCACCGTCGATGTCGACGACATGGCCGAGCCGGTCATCTTCGTGACGCCGGGCGGCGCCGACGTTTCGCGGGTGAGCCGTGGCACGACGCAGACCGACTACTCGGCTGACGTGTTTATCGGCCGCCACGTCCAGAGCGATGCCGAGGTTGACGCGATGATCGACCTGGCTGACACCGTCATGCTCTACATCCGCACGCATTCGTGGGCCGGCATCACGTGGCCGACCGGCGTGACCAAGCCTCAGGCGTTGAGCATCGAGCTCAACCCGGATGACGCACTGAACGACCGCAACGTGTGGCGGGCGGTCATCACCGTGACCTATCGCGTGTTTGAAGCGGACGCACTGCCGGAGGTGTGATATGGGCCAGATGAAGATGCGGGCGCTGAATCAGCGCGGCTCTCTGGTGCCAGACGGCGCGGGCGGCTGGAAGCTACAGGTCTCTACCAAGTTCAAGTGGGACGAGGCGAAGTTTCGGAAGAAGGAAGGCGATGCCAGAATGCGGGCATTGGTTCGTGCTGGTCTCATTACCAAGCGTTCAACTCAAAAGCAGATCAGCGCCAGAAAACCAGCGACACGCAGCCCGAAGCAATGGAAGATTGCCACGCGGCATGGCTTTGACCTGATTGCCTTGGTCGACAGGGTGCCAAAGTCAGACAAGCTCACCAGCTGGCGGACCGCACGCAACCCAAGCGGGATGCTACGGAAAGACATTGAGAACGACTACGACCCGAAAACGCGGTCGGTGGTCATCGGGCCTAGCAAGTTCCCGTGGCTCAACAAGCTGCATGAGTTTGGCGGCATGACGCAACGCTATTTCTCGCCGGTGCCTAGGCGTACGCGGGGAAACCGTATTTTCGGCGTGCTGACCAACAAAAAGCCGACGGTCGGCAAGGGACGTGACAAGGTCGAACAGGCAGGCGTCTACAGCTTCCAGGCTCGCGTCAAGGCGCGGCCCTACATGGCCAAGGGTATCGCCGCAGCCAAGGGCAAGATCCCGCAGCAGTTCCGCAACCAGCTCCGCGGCCCATAGCCACACCCCCTGCGGTTGACCGCCGACGGGCGGGACACTGACCGGCACCGACCCCGGAGAAAAAACCACATGGCCAACGAAACCATCGTGCTCGGAAAGGACGTGTCGTACACCGGCATTTCCAACGTCCGCGAAGCCACGATCACGACCACCTACGGCGAAGCCGACATTACGAAAAAGGGCGACAGCAGCCGCAAGATCATGAAGACGTGGGCTGAGCAGACGCTTGAGGCCACGTGTGTCGACGCCCCCGGCTGTGCGGCCGGCGACAGCATCAGCATCACGGTCAACGGCGGCAACGGACACAACCTGTCGGGCGTTGAGTTTCTGGTGACGAGCGTGGCCCAAGAGGAGCCGCTCGACGACATCGTGACCTTCACCGTATCGGCCACCCGCGGCGTGCAGACCGCCTAATCACGGAGCATCACACACATGGCGATTTCTCTCGGCTACGCCGCCACCGGCGCAACCGGCCAGTCAGCGATGGGAGTCACCGGGATCATCTCGGTGAGCTACACCGAAGAGGTCGAGGCGATCGACATCACGCACCGCGGGTCGGCCACCAGCGTGGCTGACGCTTTCCGCGTGGCGACCGGCGGCTTCGTGACCAAGACCGTCGAGATCGAATGCCTTGACGCCACCACCGTGATGACCAAGCTGGCCGAGGCCGGCAGCGGTTACGCGGTCACCAGCGTCACCGAAAACCAGCCGCTCGACGGCCCGGTCACGTTCACCGTCACGGCCCGCGAGGTCTAATCCGGGGAGGCGGCGGTGGCCATCACCCTGGGTAAAGACTGCACGCTCACCATCGGCGGCTCTGCCGTGGTCGGCGTTCGTAATGTGACCGCCGAAGAGAGCGTCACTGAGCAGGAGTTCGTGCCCTACGGCTCCCGGCTGTCTCACGTCTACCCGACCGCCTACGGCGTCACGGTCTCGCTCGAGACAATCGACGACAGCTACGACTTCGTCACTGCCCTTGAGGCCGGCACCGAGCTCAACGTCGTGGGCACGGGCTTCGCCTTTACCGGCGTGGTGACGAGCGTGAGCGACTCGCAGCCGTTGGATGGCGTGCGGACGTTTAGCGTGACGATGCGACGCACCTACGCAGGGCTCAGATAATGAGAGAGTTTCGCGACGACCAGGGCAGACCGTGGCAGGTGGCGTTGACCGTCGCCGCCGCGATGCGCGTGAAGGACAACGTGACCGTCGACATCGAGGGCGAAAAGAAGCCCTTCGACATCGTCGACGTGGCCAGCATCTCGACCACGATGCAGGTGCTGCGTGGGCAGTACACCACGCTGGCCGAGGCGTTGTATTTCGTGCTGGTTGCCCAAGTGAACGCCAAGGGGCTCACGAAAGAGCAGTTCCTTGACGGGCTGCGTGGCGACGCTCTCGACGCCGGCGCCAAAGCACTGGAGGCCGAGCTCATCGATTTTTTCCCCGAGCGGCTGCGGCGAATGGTGGGCCTGCTCGCAGCCAAGATGGACGAGGCAGCAACGGAGCTGATGGCGAAGGCCGAGAAGGCGATGGCGGAAGCGACGATGGACGACCTGCTCGCAGCGTCTGGGATGCAATCTACGAAGCCGCAGGAATCATCGGCTGCCACCCCGGAGAGTGGACCTTCAGAGAGCTTGTCGCCGCACGCAACGGCCGCCTAGAGGCGGAATGGTGGCACACCGCAAACCTGCTCTGCCAGTTCTACAACGCCAACAAACCAAAAAACAAACCTTCCGCCGACGCTTACAAGTTTCATCCGTTTGCCAAGAAGCCTAAGCCGGTCGCACGGCAGGCGACACCCGAAGACCTAGCGAGATTGTTCGGAACTAATGGCTAGCGCATCTGGAATCCGGCTCGGTAAGGTCTTCGTCGAGATCGGTGCGGACCCGTCAAAGCTGTTTGGGGCGCTCAATAAGCTCAACAAGCGGATCGGGTCCATCGGTTCGTCGATGACGAACTTTGGCGGTCGCATGACCGCCCTCGGGGCTGGGCTGGCTGCGCCTCTGGCGCTTGCAACGCGGCAGTTCGCTACGTTTGATGACGCCATTCGGGCGACAGCGGCAGTGACCGGCAGCCTTGGCCCGCAGGGCGCTGCGTCGCTCGCGATGCTAAACGACAAGGCCCGTGAGCTTGGTGCAACCACCAGCTTTACGGCAGTGCAGGTCGCCAACCTGATGACCGAGCTCGGGCGGGCTGGTTTCAACCCGCAAGAGATCAACGACATGACCGGCGCCGTGCTGGACT